AGCCTGCGCATCGCGGCGCCCTGCACCTCGGGCTTGCCGGTCAGTGGCATCGCGAGGTGGACGGCCAGGTACTTCGAGAGGACGTCGATGAACAGCGTGTCGTAGAGCGTCGCGTCGGTGATCAGCTTGGTGTACTGGAGGACCGCGCTCTCGATGTCGCACTTCAGGACGCGACCCTCGACATCGAACTCGATGCGGGAGTCGTCGTCCCAGCTCATGCCCGCCGAGATCACGCGACGCGCCCGCAGGCAGTCCGCCGGCAGGTCGTAGGCGAGGGCGTAGCGGTAGGCGGTCGGGGCCGGGTTGGTCAACACCAGGGCCGCAGTCGTCTTGGCGAACTTCCAGTCGAATCCCGACAACACGTTGCTGAGCAGGCGGGTGTGGAGGCGGGCGCACAGCTGCGCGGCCTTCGACGCCTCGATGAGCGAGCTGATCGGGCGCTCGCCGATGGCAAGCGTGGCCAGGTTCCAGATCTCCAGCTTCACGTCGTCGGAGGCCATCGGCTTGCTCCTAGCGGAAAGAAGCTGGCCGGCCAGGCATTACTGCACCGGCCGGCTCAGGTCCCTTCCAGGGTTTTTGGTTACTCGAGGTCGATGACCTGCGCCTTGGGATCGGCGACCTGCTTCTCCGGGTCCGAGGGCTCGGCGGGAGCAGCGGCCTTCGCCTCGGCGGCGGACTTGTTCTGCAGCTTGGCGACCTTCGCGCGCTTCGCGTCGCGGGCCTTCTGGCCGGCAGCGCAGTCGAAGTAGGCGATCAGCGGATGGGTCGGGGCGATCTCGTAGACCTTGCCCTTGTCGAACAGCTCGCCGCGCTGGCTGTCGTAGCAGGACTCGATGCAGGAACACTGGGGCATGGAAGGAACTCCGTTTGGAAGGGGTGTGCGCCAAGGGCTCGGACTTTCGCCCGGCCCTCAGCATGTGCCCCGGCCTTGCGGCCGGGGCGATCAGAGATCAGAGGTCGTTGCGCTGCACTTCGGGGGTAACGAAAGCGTCGACCTTGCCGGCGCTGTGGGTGCCGACACCGGTCAGCACGACCGCCAGGTAGCGCTTCAGGCCGGGCGGGAGGCGGACGGTGAGCAGCGTGGCGCCCGCGACGAGCGAGGCGTCCGCGATGGCCGCAGTGGCGACCAGGACGGTGCGGGCCGAGGTGAAGTCGTTCGCGGTGTGGGTCTCGAGCGAGACAGCCACCGAGGTGCCGCCGGTGAAGGTCGTGTTGACCTGCACCTGGACCTGCAGCTCGCCGGGACCGGGGTTGCCGCCGGCGACCGCCAGGTCGAGCGCGGTGCCCGCGTAACGGCCGGCCGTGGTGACCGGGGTGGTGGAGGTGTCGTGGAAGGTGTTGAGGTAGTCCTTGATCACGGGATGTTTTCCAGATTGGTTGGTGTTGGGTGGACCCCGGCCGTGGGCGCCGGGGATTGGCTCAGGCCTTCAGGACTCAGAAGTCGTTGAAGGTGCCGGCAGCGTCGAGGATCGCGGTCTCGGCGTTGGTGATGCCGTCGACGCGGCGCACCGGGATGCCGTCGAATACCACGACCTTCTTGCCCGCGATGTTCTCCCAGGTCAGCGAGCTGGGGGCGGTCTTGTTGATGATCTGCCGGCGCAGGAAGCTGCGGGTCCGGCGGTTCACGTAGAAGGCGCAGTTGCCCATGTTCAGGTCGCTGATGCGCTCCGAGGCCATGGTCATCAGGTCCCACAGCTTCGGGCCGCTGGCGGCGTCGGCCAGGAGGGCCGAGCTGTCCAGGTTGGCGATGCGGCTGACGTAGCGCCAGTCGCGCACGGTCAGGCCGCAGTTCCACTGGTAGTGGGTCCGGTAGCCCTGGAAGCGGCCGCCGGCCGCGTCGGTGAGGGTCTCCTCGCCGAGGTCCTGCATCTGCCAGCCGGCGGTCTGGCCGACGGGGACGATGCCGTGCACGGTGTTCTCACCCCAGCAGACCAGCCAGATGCTGGTGCAGTCGGTCTGGCCGTCGGCGGCGCCACCGTCGATCAGGTTGTAGCCGGCCTGGTCGTCGCTGGTCGACGGGACGGAGAAGCGCGGGGCCAGGCCCATGAACTTCTCGGGGGTCAGGGCGGTGTTGCCGTAGAAGAGCGTCGAGATGAAGTCCTTCTGCATGCCGATCAGGTGCGCGCGGTCTTCGCTGAGACGCCACTCGGCATCGTTGTTGTTCAGCTCGACCAGCTTCTTGTCGACCTCGGCGTAGGCCTCGAGCATGCCGGTCGTGTCGACCACGGCGCGGGTGGTGCTCTTGGTCGGCTGAACACCGTAGTTCAGCTGACGCCAGGTGCCCGACGGGTAGCCGGTGCGGATGGTGGTCTTGTGGGAATCGATCTGGTTACAGGTCTTCCAGGGGATGTCCTGGAGGGCCTCGTTCGTCGGCTCGGCGATCTCGATGATCTTGGCGATCTTCTTGTCGAAGTCCTGCCGGCGGGAGAGGTCGATGAGGGTGGGGAGGGCCATGGTGTTGAACCTTCAGAGTTGGTGGTTGGGTTAGGCTTTCTTCTTCAACGAGGGGAACATCTCCTGAGCTGATGCGGGTCCGGTCGGCGCGCGGCCTCCGGTGCCCTCTTCGGCCAGGGTGTCCTCCGCCACGAACGCGCCGGCCTTCGCCAGCGTGCGCAGGATTCCGGGATGGTTGCCCATCCAGGTCGTCTGCAGGATGTTCCGGGTCTCCTCGCGGAGGCCGTCGGGCAGGTCCTTCGTCAGGTGGAGCATCGCCCTCTTGGCCAGCCCGAGATCGGCGGCGGGGATCTTCTTCGCTTCGGTGAGCCATGCGGCTTCCTTGGCTGTGAAGTCTGCCGTCTCTTTCTCCTGCTGGACCTTCGCGGCCGCGTTCAGTTTCGCCTGGAAATCGACCAATTTCTGCGCGACTTCGGACTTCATTCCCGTCTCCGCAGCGAGCTTCTTGAACTCGTCGAGGAGCGCCGGGTCTGCGATGAAGCCGTCGGGCAGCTTGATGTCGATTGGGTCAACCTTCGCGGGTTCCCCTTCCTTCTTCTCGCCCGGCTTCGCCGTCGCGTCGCCAGGCTTGACATCGGCAGGGGCCAGCGTCTTCGCCGGATTGGGAGCATCGGTGGCGGATTCGAGGAGGGTCTTCGCGGGCTCTTCGGCCTTCTTGGCCTCAGGGGCCGGCGCCGCAGCGGGCGCGGGTGCAGCGGCCGGAGCCGGTGCGGCACCGCCTGCGGCGGGCGCTCCTTCGGCGGCGGGGGCGAGGAAGAGGTGGCGGATCAGCATGGGTTGTCATTCCTGGAAGGAGAACGCCTCGGCCTTGAGATACAGCGCAGAGTCTGCGTCTCGGAGGTCGTCAAGGAGTTCGCGGGCGAAGTCCACACGACCGAGATTGTACGACATCAACTTCTCGTCGCAAGAAAAAGGCTTGCTTCTCTGGCAGCGAAAGAAGGATGACAAGATTCGGCGTCCGGCGTCGGAGCCGGCGAGCCACCGCAGGTCTCCCTGCCTAATGGCCTTCGCCTTCTCCGCCAGCGCGCGATGTTCGTCGACGTTCATGGGCTACCCCTGCGGCACATTGCCGGGACCGTTGGGGAGGACACCGAGCAGCGCGGTGAGGGCGGTGTTGCCCCCCGCGTCGATCTCGGAGAGGTTCTTCGCCGCGCTGCTCGCGTCGAGCGCGGGCTTAGCCATGGCCGCCATGTTCGCCTGCTGCTCCTGCTGGGCCCGGGCGGTGCGTACCTTCGCGACCTGCTTGTCGTCGACGATGACCGTGGGCGGGACGCCGGTGCGCTCCCCGTACTCGTCGACCAGCTCGTCCATGTCGACCTTGTCCATGATCCCGGGGGAGAGGGGCGCCAGGTTGGCGACGAAGCCGGCGAACTGCTCGAGCGCGCCGATGCCGATCATGCGCTGCGCCTGGGCGAAGACGCTGATGTAGTCAACCTTGAGGTCCATGCCCTGGATGATGTCGGGGGCCGGCGGGACCTGGCCCAGCTCGACCATGATCGAGAAGGCGCGGGAGATGAACGGGGTCAACGCCTCGAAGTGCGCACGCTCGAGCACGGGCCCGATCAGCATCATCTTCTCTTCGTGGCGCTCGGCCACTTCGCGCGCCGTCATCTGCGGGTCGTTGCCCGACCGGTTCGCGATCATCATGAAGAGGTTGTTGAACTGCCCCTCCTTGATCTGCGTGCGGAGATCCTGGATGTCCAGGTGGATGGTGGCGAGGTCAGGCTGGATCTGGTAGAGCGGCCGCACGCCGGCCTGGCCGTTGCCCACCGGCGAGGCGTCCTGCGTCAGGCCGTTCGCGAAGGTGTTGACGCCGTCGGCCGGGGGCCGTCCGTTGGTAAGCATCGGAGGCTCGACGACCTTGTCCTGCGCCGCCAGCTTCATCTCGGTCTCGTGCTGCAGCTGCTTGACGTCAGGCAGGACCATCATGCCCGGGCAGTCGGTGCCGTAGGTCTGATTGCCGACGACGAACCAGCGGGGCGCGATGCCGGGGAACTCACGGTAGCCGCGCACGCGCAGCAGCTTGTCGCCCTCGGACGAGCGGGCCTCCCAGTAGACCGAGCGCCACGCGCCGCGAATGCCGGGCAGCTTCATGCGCCCATCGTTCGGCTCAATCGCGTGGATCACCTCGACCGGCTCATCAGGCTTGCCGTTGTTGAACATGTTGATGACGGCCTTG